GCGGGAATTTTTCCCGCATTTTTATACGTGTCCTTCACAGGACGACGATTACATTGAAAGAAATTAAAACATAAATCCCTATACGGCTTACTCATACCCAACCATTAAGTTCGCCGAAATTAATGGATTGCTACTATGATACCTTTATAGCTTATTTTGATTATATAACATCAATGTTACAGAGAATAAACTCTTTAAAATTAGAAGAATAAACTTCTTTACAAATTAACCCCCCTTTATTTGTTTTATATAATGTGACGTAAATTCAATAAAAAATATAAAATTAGAAACAATAAAAAACTACAAAAGACAGGAATGAAATTGAAGTAATTGGAGGAAATTAAAATCAAAGACTACTTTGTCTGAACACCTCTCAGCTCGTTTTACTTTTTTAAGTATGTAGAACGGTCGCGAGCTCACGTGTAAAAGATTAATTATAATACAGAAGTAATGAATCTGTTAATCCTTTTATGAATTGACCATTTACCGACCCACGTTTAACCCGAGGGGATAGCCATGTCCGGGCGATACAACACGATCTCAAAAAGCTAGAGTACAACTAATATGAATTCGAGCTTTTTAAACCCAAAAACCCGCCCTTGTGGCACCAGCAAAATCCGCACATGGATGACTAATGCTAAAGTATATTTGCGAGGTAAAACTCGTAAACGTGCTAAGAGCAGAAAATATGAAAATGAACAATCACTTTTTGATTGGATGGTTAATGAAGATCGCATGGATCAACTCAATTCACATAGATTAAATTCTATTATGGATAGAGATGAATATTGCTATCATAATCCATTTGCACGCCAATTAGGCGTCAGATACTCATCAAACAATGCAGGTGATGGACCTGAATTTAATTATGAAGAAATAACTCGTTTAATACAACCTTATGTTCTCGCAGAGATTCATAATTATCATAAGTACCCTTCTATATATAAAACCACATTTTATAAACAATTGCTTAAAGCGACATATAATGTTCTTTTAGAAATGCCGCATGGCAGGAATATGGACCGCAGACACAAGCAACTCATGGGAGTTCAAGCAACAGCAGTTAAATATATTAATGTTGGTTTAGAAGCTCGATATAAACTCGAATGCGTTAAAACGATTCTTTGGAATCGTCGCCATACTTATAAATATTTTCTCAATCCTGACAATACTATTCAAATTGGAGTTGAATACTCTTCGAATAATGCAGGAGATGGACCACCAGTGCAACACTTTGAAATCCTTGATTCGGATACCGTATCTGGAATTCAAACACTATTTGATCTTCGAAATGGAAATGTGATCCAAACTGAAGATTTTTATGTACTATTCACATGTAACCCAATACCGCGTATCTTTATACAAATATCCAATGGAAAAACTCTTGATGATTTATTATTTTATCTATTTGGTGATGATAAACAATTGCAGTCCATTAATTACAAACCTTTTGTTGTTTGTTTTTCTTGGTTAACAATTCTTTTGAATAATCTCGAAGATATTCAACAAAAAATTGGAGATGCAGACGTATATGTCAATCTAGAAAGAATTCTTTATTTCGGCTATGATATGCTCAGAGCCCGAGATATGAATGATGTATCTTTTGCAATTGGTAGAGCCGTTACTACAATGTTAGACGGAAGATTAACTAAACAATTTGCCACTTGCCTATCTGATGCAATGTCTATTATTTTTGATATGGATTTACAATCTGATGATGATGAAAATATTTTTTCAAAAATAAGACATGTTCTAGATAATTATGTGATGATGAAAGATTCACCTCTAGTTAAAAAACTACACAAATTCTTTATGTATATTCTTACATTTTTCCTTTTTAAAGATCCTGACTTCGCTTATGGTAGTTTTGGATATACCAAAATTGAAACAGAATTGCTTCAGAAACAGTATAGTTCTAAAGGAGATTTTGCCTTCACTGTAGTTGATACTATCACTTTTTTATGTGAAAAAGGTTATCAAATCTACAAAGATGGCTATTCATCATCTATATTCCACAGTTCTGATAAATATGTTCAGTTTCACAAACGTTGTTGTGATATTATTGAACGATCAGCATATATCAATCAAACTGAAGCTCTGGACGAAAATTCGTTCCTGGCAGAATTAGATGATTTATTGGAGAAAGGAACAGATATCCTAAAATGTGCTAAGATTATGAATAAGTTTGATGCTTCAGTAGTATCACGATATGTCAATCAATTAAGATCCATACGTTTGGATATTTTAACATTTCGTGGTGCCACTAAAGCACGGAAAGCACCTTTTGGAATATTATTATTCGGTAATTCCGGAATTGGAAAAACTTCTCTCACTAGAATATTGATCAATCAATTTTGTAATATCAATAATTTAGATGATGAAGATGAATACATATACTTCAGAAATTGTACCGAAGAATTTTGGAATAATTTTCGCACATGCATGCACACGCTTGTATTGGACGATATCAGTAATGAACATCCTAATTTAGGAGACCCGAAATCAGTAAATGAAATTATCGGAGTCATGAATGACGCTAATTTCGTACCCAACCAAGCTTCTCTTGAAGACAAAGGGCGAATTCCTTTGCGTTGTAAATTGGTTGTTGCCACTACTAATGTCAAAAATCTTAATGCACACGCATACTTTTCTTGCCCAAGTGCTGTACAACGGCGATTTCCTTATATAATCACACCTACTGTGAAACCCGAATATATGGATTCTCAGACGGGGATGTTAGATCCGTCTCGAGTTCCAATTGTACCAAAAGATTCTTATGATGATTTGTGGTATTTCAAGGTTGAAAAAGTTAAAACGACACCTATTGATACTACCCGTACAATTCAGCTTCAAGCTACCTTTGATCTTGTTCATGATGGACTGGAAATGCCAGAATTTATTTCATGGTATACCCAAACTATTAATGAATTTAACAACAATCAAAATGTCGTTGAAAAAGCTGTTGAAAATATTCGAAGAACTAAGGCATGTGAAATTTGTAAACTACCACTGGCATACTGTAAATGCCAGCTGCAATCAGTCGAAGTTGACCTATTGAAATTTGCATGGTTAAATACCTGCTATAATGTGCTCTGTGAAGTATTCAGTGCTATTTTGCTAATTGCCCTACCTTATATGGGATTTGGGCGATGTGGTTACATAGTGCACTACTTCTTAAGTCGACCCGCTTTTGCACGACAGTTTTTTGCTAATCTTGGAACTAGAGCATGTGAACGATATGCACGACCTAAATATTTGATCGGCATTCCAGCTGCTATAGCAGTTATATTTGCTACATACAAGATCTACCAAAATTCACATGATCTACAAGGAAACAATCAATC